AACTCGACCTGACAAACACTGACTGGATTTACGGGGTGGATTTATGAAAAACATCGCCGCACAGATGGTTAACTTTGACCGTGAGCAGATGCGTCGGATCGCCAACAACATGCCGGAACAGTACGACGAAAAGCCGCAGGTACAACAGGTAGCGCAGATCATCAACGGTGTGTTCAGCCAGTTACTGGCAACTTTCCCGGCGAGTCTGGCTAACCGGGACCAGAACGAACTGAATGAAATCCGCCGCCAGTGGGTTCTGGCTTTCCGGGAAAACGGGATCACCTCGATGGAACAGGTTAACGCAGGAATGCGCGTAGCCCGTCGGCAGAATCGACCATTTCTTCCATCACCCGGGCAGTTTGTTGCATGGTGCCGGGAAGAAGCATCCGTTATCGCCGGACTGCCAAACGTCAGCGAGCTGGTTGATATGGTTTACGAGTATTGCCGGAAGCGTGGCCTGTATCCGGATGCAGAGTCTTATCCGTGGAAATCAAACGCGCACTACTGGCTGGTTACCAACCTGTACCAGAACATGCGGGCCAATGCGCTGACTGACGCGGAATTACGGCGCAAGGCTGCCGATGAACTGACCTGTATGACAGCACGAATTAACCGTGGTGAGACGATACCTGAACCAGTAAAACAACTTCCTGTCATGGGCGGCAGACCTCTAAATCGAGCACAGGCTCTGGCGAAGATCGCAGAAATTAAAGCTAAGTTCGGACTGAAAGGAGCAAGTGTATGACGGGCAAAGAGGCAATTATTCATTACCTCGGGACGCATAAGAACTTCTGTGCACAGGACGTTTCCGCGGTAACAGGCGCAACCGTAACCAGCATAAATCAGGCTGCGGCTAAAATGGCGCGGGCAGGAATCCTGGTCATTGATGGTAAGGTCTGGCGAACGGTGTATTACCGGTTTGCTACCAGGGAAGAACGGGAAGGAAAGGTGAGCACGAACCTGATTTTTAAGGAGTGTCGCCAGAGTGCAGCGATGAAACGGGTATTGGCGGTATATGGAGTTAAAAGATGACCATCTACATCACTGAGCTAATAACAGGCCTGCTGGTAATCGCAGGCCTTTTTATTTGGGGGAGAGGGGAGTGAACGATAGCTACCGACAGTTTGAAAACTGGTGGTCAAAAGACAAAAGCCAGTTCACGGGAGACGATGAATTAAAAGAGTTTGCCTGGGTGATATGGCAGGCATCGCGCTCTGCTATTGAACTGGATATCGACTGGCCCGAATCGAATGACGACCTTTGAAAAGATGGTGAAGAAGGTGCTTATGCGATGGGTTATGAGGATGGGCGTGACAAAACGGTAATTGCAGTAATGAAAGCCATCAGGGCCGCAGGAATCAAAGAAAAGAATTTCGATTAAGCAAATATCACTTCAATAAATCGCTTTTAAGGCATCACAATCGCTCTGTGGTGAGGTAAGCACGTGCAAGGCATGCCGATAAGCAGCGAGAATGAAAAATGCGTCAGAATGCGTTTGAGGAGGTTTTAAGAAATGAGTACGATAGCTGAGCTTGTCAGGGCTAATTTTCGTGAAGAGTTGGTGCGTTGGTATCGGTATCGTTCATCGTCCAGTTTGCCGCTTGATGAGTTGTATGAGCATTCACCTGCCGCACGACGCTATCCGCGTGACCGTGTTCTTCGACGGTTGTTCAAACTCAACAATGAGTTTCAGCGCAACAGAATTATCCGGAGTCTGGATTTTAAGTGAAGGAGTGAGCATGAGCGACCTATCATTAACCCAGCCAAAGCTAAAAGAATGTCCGTTTTGCGGCGGTAATGCTCGTCTGTGGGTTGAGGCCGGAATAAATATTGATGTGTGGGGCTATGCAGAATGTGACCTCTGTGAAGCCAGGGGGGCATGGGCACCATCAGTTGCTGCGGCGGCTGAAAAATGGAACCGGAGAGCAGGAGATGAAGCAAACCTTTCTGCTTCGCAACGAAGCAATCAGAAATAACGCCATAGACGCCATTCTCTCACTACCCATCGACGACAAGTCACCCCACGAAGTCCACGTTAAAGAACCCAAGCGCAGCAAAGCGCAGAATGACCGTATGTGGCCGATGCTGAACGATGTTTCGCGTCAGGTGCTATGGCATGGTCAACGGCTGGCGCCGGAAGACTGGAAAGACCTGTTCACTGCCCTGTGGCTTAAGACCAAAAAACTGGAGCAACGAAGTGTGCCTGGTATCGACGGTGGCGTTGTCATGCTTGGCGTGCGTACCAGCAAAATGCGGAAGGCCAGCATGACTGAGCTTATCGAAATCATGTTCTGGTTCGGCTCAGAGCGCAACGTGCGGTGGAGTGATGACTCCTGGCGAGAGTATGAATGGTCACAACGAAAAGGGAGAGCTGCATGACTATCAAATCAAATACGCCATCACACGACAAGGACTGCTGGCAAACGCCGCTTTGGCTTTTTGATGCACTGGATATTGAGTTTGGATTCTGGCTGGATTCGGCAGCGAGCGACAAAAATGCTCTGTGCGCTCACTGGTTAACTGAGGCCGACGACGCGCTAAATTCTGAGTGGATAAGCCACGGTGCAATCTGGAATAACCCACCGTACAGCAATATCAGGCCGTGGGTGGAAAAAGCCGCTGAGCAGTGCATACAACAGCGACAGACGGTAGTTATGCTTGTGCCAGAGGATATGTCAGTCGGATGGTTCAGCAAGGCTCTGGAGAGTGTTGACGAAGTTCGCATCATCACTGATGGACGGATTAATTTTATCGAACCATCGACAGGGCTGGAGAAGAAGGGAAACAGCAAAGGCTCCATGCTGCTGATTTGGCGACCGTTCATCAGTCCTCGACGAATGTTTACTACCGTATCCAAAGCGGCATTGATGGCGATCGGGCAGGGCGTCAGGAGGGCGGCATGAGGCGACAGCAAAGAAGCATCACCGACATCATCTGCGAAAACTGCAAATACCTTCCAACGAAACGCTCCAGAAATTTAGTTTTGAGCAGAATACCATGATGTCAGTGCAAGGGGGAGAAAGTCTCCTCATTATCTGATTCGCAATTTACGTGCATATTTAAATATTGCACGTTACAACGTGCATGTGTATGATTGACTTATCAATCACAACACGAGATATGCTCATGAAAAATGATGATGTTAGTGGGAAGGCCAAAGGCGGTAAGGCACGCGCGGCAAAAATGACAGCAGAGCAAAGAAAAGAATCCTCAAGAAAGGCTGTTGCCGCAAAAAAAGAAAAAGCTTTATTGCCCGTATCTGCGAATGAGGGAAAGTTAAAGATCGGTGATGCGGAATTAGATGTCGCGGTTCTCGAAAATGGACGGCGTATCATATCACAAGCTTCTGTTTTTAAAGCATTTGGCCGACCACAAAGAGGGGGTAGAGCACCTCAAGAAGAGGGGGTGATCAATATGCCCGCTTTTATGGATGCTGCAAACCTTAAAAAATATATAAATCAAGATGTTATGGATGTGATCAATAAGGTCAAATACAAGACGATTACTGGCTCCGTCCAGGAAGGTTATGACGCATCCATAATACCTCTTGTCTGCGATGTTTATTTAAAGGCAAGAGAGGCAGGCGCTATCACCAGGCCAAACCAGTTAGAGACAGCCAAGAAAGCTGAAATTCTGGTGCGCTCATTAGCTAAAGTCGGAATAATAGCGCTTGTTGATGAAGCGACGGGGTACCAGCGAGATAGAGAAAAAGATGCGCTCGCCAAAATACTCGAGGCCTTTGTCGCAAAGGAAATTCAACCTTATATTACAACATTTCCTGCTGATTATTATGAAGAGCTTTTCAGGTTAAGGGGCTTAGAATACCCGCCGGAAAATCCCCGCTTCCGGCCTCAGTATTTTGGCGTTTTGACAAATGATATCGTCTACAAGAGATTGGCACCAAACATCCTTGAGGAGCTTAAAAAGCAGAACGTAAAGGCCTCAAAAGGTACAAAGTTGTTTCAGGGGCTGACGCCAAATATTGGATATCAAAAATTAAGAGAGCATCTGTCATCAACCGTTACGATTATGAAGCTATCTAACGACTATTCAGATTTTATTGCAAAAATGAATCGCCTGCATCCAAGGTTTGAGGATGTGAAAACAGACGAACTGGATGATTCAGACAAGTAACAGTAACCCACCTTCAGGTGGTTTTTTTGTACAAATCCTTCAGCGTAAGTTTACCTCCTTCACTGCATTACTACTGACCATTGACAACTTAACAAACCCAGCTTCGGCTGGGTTTTTTATTGGTGAATTTTCAATATGAGAGGACATGACAATGAACGAGCTGATAAATAGCAACGTCATCAAAATGACTAGCATTGAAATCGCTGAGCTTACAGGTAAGCGTCATGACAATGTGAAACGAACCATCGAAACGCTGGTTAAAAGTGGAGTTATCCGGCTTCCTCAAATTGAGGTTTCCGAAAGAATCAATAACTTAGGGTTCAATGTTCAGTACGAGCATTACGTCTTCGAAGGCGAAAAAGGTAAGCGCGACAGCATTATTGTCGTTGCCCAGTTGTCGCCGGAATTCACCGCTCGCCTTGTTGACCGCTGGCGAGAACTCGAAGGGGCAACCGCGAAAATACCACAAACCTTTTCTGAGGCATTGCGCCTTGCGGCCGACCTTGAAGACCAGAAGGCTGAACTGGAGAAACAGCTTGCTCTCGCAGCACCTAAAGTTGAGTTTGCCGATCGCGTTGGCGAGTCCAGCGGAATTTTGATTGGAAACTTTGCAAAGGTTGTTGGTATTGGTCCAAACAAACTGTTTGCGTGGATGCGCGATCACAAAATCCTTATTGCTTCAGGCTCCCGGCGCAATGTGCCAATGCAGGAATATATGGATCGTGGCTATTTCACAGTGAAAGAAACAGCGGTCAACACAAATCACGGAATACAGATATCGTTCACCACAAAAATCACCGGGCGTGGTCAACAGTGGCTGACCAGAAAGCTGCTCGATAACGGAATGCTGAAAGTAACAGGGGAGGCTGCTTAATGGCTAAACCAGCGCGAAGGAAATGCAAAATATGCAAGGAATGGTTTCACCCGGCATTCTCAAATCAGTGGTGGTGCTGCCCGGAACACGGAACTCAATTAGCACTCGAACGACGAAGTAAAGAACGCGAAAAAGCGGAAAAAGCAGCAGAGAAGAAACGACGACGAGAGGAGCAGAAACAGAAAGATAAACTGAAGATTCGAAAACTCGCCTTAAAGCCCCGCAGTTACTGGATTAAACAAGCCCAACAAGCCGTAAACGCCTTCGTCAGAGAAAGAGACCGCGACTTACCATGTATCTCGTGCGGAACGCTCACGTCTGCTCAGTGGGATGCCGGACATTACCGGACAACTGCTGCGGCACCTCAACTCCGATTTGATGAACGCAATATTCACAAGCAATGCGTGGTGTGCAACCAGCACAAAAGCGGAAATCTCGTTCTGTATCGCGTCGAACTGATTAGCCGCATCGGGCAGGAAGCAGTAGATGAAATCGAATCAAACCATAACCGCCATCGCTGGACTGTCGAAGAGTGCAGGGCCATCAAGGCAGAGTACCAACAGAAACTCAAAGACCTGCGAAACAGCAGAAGTGAGGCCGCATGACGCTCTCAGTAAAAACCATTCCAGATAACAAGGGAGAAGTCGCATGGGCATAAGAGAACTAAACCTCACCAAAGAACAGCACGATTGGCTGAATGGCTGGCTTGAACTGTGGGGCGCATGGGTTTATTCAGGTCGTCTGGAAAAGCGCATGAGCAGCGTAATAGCGAAGTTCATGGAGAGCGTAGAGCCGGGAAGAGTTATGACAAGACCAATGTGCAATGATGATGATGGAATGTTGATTTCTCAGGTCGTCGATTCCGTCATGTACATTGACAAGAAAGCCTTTGGCATCCTCCTCAGCTACTACGCTCATGGTTCATCTAAGAGAGCAATTGCATCCTACTATCACGCGACTGCAAAGCCACGCAAGATGTGTGGACGCGGTGGCGAGGGATGGAGAAAACCTTCACTGGCAACCTGTAGAAACGAAATTGACGATATCCTGAAAGCGTCATTATTTGTTTTGTACCAACCAATGCAAAATGCTTTCAAAATGCGTAAACGTGTTGAGAAAGTTAAGCATGTTGCTGTTAAAAGTCTTGACATGCAATTAGCCATTTAGCCATAATATTCACATATGCTGCTGCTTTTGCATTCAGCAACCATCACAAGCCCACCTCCTGTGGGCTTTTTTGCATTCGCGTGCAATCAAAACAAGAGTCTTAGTGATATGGGCCTGAGATATGGTGGTGGAAACATCGCTCCGCTCTTGGCTGTCATATCTACGCGAACAGGCTCTATCCCTAAGGTAAAGCGATGAAAGAAATAAAATTAACGCCAGAAATGGTGCTTTCTGTTGTTGATTACAATCCATCATCAGGCGACTTTCACTGGAGGTGGAGGCAGGGGAGAGAGAGGACCACTTTGACATGGAACTCTCGTTTTGCTTTCAAGAAATGCTCATCAATAAATTCTGATGGGTATTTAATGATTATGATTAATGGTAAAGCATACCCTGCTCACAGACTGGCATGGTTGATTGTTTATGGCACCATGCCAGATGGTTTTATTGATCACATCAACAGGGTAAGAACAGATAACCGGATATCAAATCTTCGTCTTGTCACTCATTCCGAAAATATGCAAAACAGGAAAATTCAGAAGAATAATAAATCTGGATACCGTGGCGTGTCTTGGGATGCTAAGTACGGGAAATGGAGAGCAAGAATTAATGCGTCTGGAAAGTGTATTAACCTTGGATACCATGACACTGCCGAACTTGCCGCTGCGGCTTTTGAGGCAGCCAGAATGAAATATCATACCGTTTAAAGATGTAAGCTGCCGTTAGTGACTCTTAAGTTGCAACGGTGGCTTTTTTTATTTGGGTCAGTCGTATAAAGGTCATTACGGAAGGCTGTTAACCTTCTTATCGTGGTTCGAGTCCACGCTGTCCCGCCAAACATGCTGGTTTAGCTCCAATGGTAGAGCAACTGACTTGTAATCATCAGGTCGCCAGTTCGATTCCGGTAGCCGGCACCATATGCGGGTACCGTATAATGGCTATTACCTCAGCCTTCCAGGCTGATGATGCGGCTTCGATTCCCGCTACCCGCTCCAGATTTATTATCAGGCTCGCTTCGGCGGGCTTTTTTTGTATCTGCGCCACGCCCGGCGCATATCAACCACAGAGCCTTTCGGGGGTGAGCTTACGGAGTGGTCAGTGTGACTTTCTCTGTGGGCAGATCGCTCCCGGGCGTTGGCTCACCCACCCAAAGGAACGTCACGATGTTTGGTATTTTTGGTAAAAAAGCCCGCCGAGCGGCAGTGGAAATTAAAAAGTTTGAGAAACGTGATCTGGCACAGGCGGTTATTAATGCTGCCTATCTGGTGGCCTATGCAGATGGTGAATGTGAGGCTTCAGAGAAAGCGAAGATCGAGCAGGTCTTGCGTAACCAGCCTGCGTTGTCCGCGTTTACGTCAGAAATTAATGCGATTAGCGCAACCATTATCGGTCAGCTGGATACGAACTTTAAAATTGGTCGTCGAGCGGCATTGCGTGAAATTGAAGATGTGAAACACGATACGCGTGAAGCGGAAGATGTGCTGGATGTGGCGGTGGCCATTGCGGAGGCAGACGGCGAAATTGAGCCGGAAGAGCGCAAGG